CCTTGGGCGTATGAGTTGTATGCGTTGCCGAATGCGTTGGCGAAGTTGGCTGGCTGCTGGTACAGGGCGGCGTTCTGGTTGGCTTGTGCCATGGCCGCCTGCCCGGCAGCCTGGGCCTGCGCAGCGCCGATCTGGGAATTGGCCTGCATCTCGGCCTGGTGGGCGTTGGATGCAGCCAGGATGGCCTCGGGGCTGCCGCTAAACCGGTACTGGCCAGAGCCGCCGCCAGACCGTGAGTTCAAGGGTCGAAACATGATGTCTCCTACCTACTAATGTCCCTATTTCCGGTAAACCGTTATGTCCACGGACTTAATGCCGGCCAGTTTCTTGTTTGTGATGTGGGAAACCTCCACGGTGTCCGGGTTCCGCTCCCAGAAATCCGCGTCTGCCCCCTTGACCACAAACCCGCCGGCTGCCTGCACTGACGCTTTCTGGCTGGCGGCCGTGGTGGCGGCGTAAATGGTCATGGCGTTAGCAGCCACCGAAGACAAGGACGCCGTAACGGCCGTGGTAGCGGCCACCGTAACCGTCTGCGTGCTTGCCGCCTGCCCATTGACGGTCTGGTAGGAGGGCAAATAGGGAAACGCCCAAAAGGTGGTGGTTGCGCTGACCGTCACGGCGCAGGCTTCGGGGTCAAATGTCAGCGCGGTTGGGACGACAACCTGGACGGGCTCCGGGGAGAATGTCAGCGTGCCGCCAGATATGGCGTTAGTCGGAATGGTGAAGTTTGTTGAACTCGCCGTCATGGTGACAGTGCCGCCAGAGATGGCGTTAGTGGGCACGCCAACCGTGATCTCCTTTCGCACCCAGGCATCCTTGATGTACCTGTGCTTCTTCATGGGCAGGCGAGTCTGAAACTGGACATCGGGGTCGCCAGACAGGTAGCGGATCGGCCCAAAGAATCCAGGAGGCAGCGCACCAAAGCCAACACCGGGCGCTCCTGGCGCGCCGCGCTGACCGTCTTTTCCGGGAGCCCCGGGCGGTCCAGCCGGCCCCGCAACTGGGTCGCCATTAATGACTGTCGTCGTCAGGTTGGTGACGTTGATGGTGTCGCCGTCGAAGTACTCATTGGTGATGTAGTCAATGTTGGCGCCGCCCGTGTTGTTAATGGTCGGGCCGCCGAAATACTGATTCTGCTGAAAGACCTGATTGGTCGGAAAATAGAACTGCGAGTCGTAGCGGTTGCCTTCGTTCCAGTTCACGTTCATCCCGCCGATGTCCACCTGTGTGTGGTAGTTGGCTGAGTTGTACGTGTCGCCCCCAGGAAAGAGGTTTTGGTACTGCGACGGGTTCCAGGCGCCGCTGCCCACAGTGCCGTTTTGATTGGCCCGGCGGGCCCCCGGGAGATTGATGCCAGCCCGGTGCGTCAGCGGCTGCGCACAGTTGCCTAGAGACTGAGCCAGGGGGCCAATCGCAGCAGGCGGCAACGCTTGCCTGAGGGCGTCGATGAGAGCCGGCATCATCTGTGTAAGCATCAGCCGACTCCCTCTACGGTTACGCCGTGGATCTTGACGGGCGATGCCGACTGTGTTCCGGCCATGCCAATGGCGACGTGGCGATCAGCCCCGGCCGAACGCGGATCTAAGCGGCCCGCAAACATGGCCTGGGCGTAACCTGTGGCCGGGCCAAGCGAGGAACGTGTAGAGGCCATATCTAGCACGGCCTGCGTTGCGCCGGCCGCACTGACAAAGCCATTCCCGCGGTCGGATGCAACCGCGTTCGTCCTAGCTGCCGTGCTGCCGTTGTAGTGAAGCGAGAGCCGCAAGGGAGTCGATGTCGCAGTGGGGCTGTAGACAAATCCGATGCTGCGGGCCGGATCATTGTTCAGGACCATGTTGCCGGAACGGTAGAGCCAGGCAACCGATCCTGCCGTGTCGCTGGTTCCGCTGGCCTTAAAGAACCCCCCCGCCCCGGTGCCGAAAACCTTGGACCGCCTGCCCGCCATCACGGCCGGAGCTGACGCCGTCACGGCCGCTGGATACTCCTCCTCCCACCACGCCTCCGTGGCAAGGCAGTGGCAAAGGGCGCGTGTCGGCTCGGAGTCGCCGGACTTGCAATAGTGGAAGCGGACAACCTTGGTGTCGTAGTCCGTGGAGACGTGGAACAAGTGAGAATTGCTGAAATCGATAATGCCGTCACGCCAGTAGTTGTCCACGGCCGCCGAGAGCGGCTTTTCCTGCGAACCGTCAAACGCATACACCCCATAGCTGTCGGCAAAGAACGCCACTCCACCCATTACCGCAGCGCATCGGGAGTTCAGTACGCCGCGGTAGGCGACCAGGGTGAAGGAGGCGTCAATGACCGGCTGCGCCACGTACCTCAGCGAGTACAGGTGGCCTGTCTGGGCTATCAGCATCTCGCCACCCAGGGGCACTAGCGTGACGATAGAGTCCCTCTCGCCTGCGTTCTCCTGCAAGACGATTTCGTTTTCAAGCGGCACACTCTCAGGCTCGTCAACCTCCGAAAACATCAGGCTGTTTGGAGCATTGCCTGACGTGTCGGCTGCAAACCAGGCCCTGTCCTGAAACATGACGCCGACCGCATAGTTGCCTGGCAGGACGCCGAAGCGACGGGCGTTGATCTGGCCGCTTGGGAGCGTGACGGGCATCATGGCGTAGCCGGCTCGGTCGGCGTCAGTCAGGCTGCGGTCGGTCAGTGTGTCGGTGTACCCCGCACTCCACTCAGGGTCCGTTCGTTTGATGGTTGCAACGCGGTACAGCAGGACAGCCTGGTTGGCCGTTGTTCGCCACAGCTCCATGGCGCTGACCCGCGGGTCAACGGCCGTGTGGGTGAATGACCATGAGAAGCCATCCGATCCGTTCAGCGTCTCCACCTCATTCAGGTCAGAGATTGACGACACTGAGTTCCTGGCTTCGTCCACGTAGCGAACGGCGCAGAAGTATTTACCGAGGACGCCAGGCTCCAAAACGGCTACCGCGTCGGCCCGCGTGTCTTCGACAACCAGGGATGGCGGCGCAGCGTAATCGCCTCCGGCAATGATCGTTACACCGGTCACGGCGCCAGACGAAATCGTTGCCGAGGCCAGCCCGCCAAAGCCACTTGCGTCCGGCAAGGCTGGCCGAAAGGTCAACACTGGCGGCGTTGCATGCGACGTACCGCCGGAGATCACCGTTGCGCCAGTGACGGTATAGCGCAGCGAGACGGCCAGAGATGCCCCGGAGCCATCGCCGCCGACAATGGAAGCCGTAACGCCTGTCGTAGTGGCGCCAGTGCCGGCCGCCAGAACCTGGATGGCAGAGATCCTCCCCTGCTCATCTACTAGCGGAACGGCGTAAGCATTCGTCAGGCCTTGTGCCGTGCTGAAGACGACGGTTGGGGATTTGGTTTCGTCGGAAACGTATCCCGCTCCGCCGCTGACAATCGAAACCGAATCCACTTTGCCGGAAACAGACAGGCCGAAGGATGGCTCGCTGGCAAAACCTCCATTAATAGTGACGCTCGGCTGCGACTTATACCCGGCGCCGGCCTCCTGAACGATCACCGCCTCCAGCCGCCCGTTACGCATAACGGCTCGCCCGGTTGCGGCCTTGGTCGGCGTTCCGCCGCTGATGGTCACGCTCGGCGTGGAGTGATAGCCGATGCCGCTCCGGACGAGCTGGATGGCGGCCACATGCCTGCCGGTCACCGTCGCCGCCGCCGTCACAGCCGGGGCCAAGGCGGGCTTCTGAACGCCAATGCTGATGGCCTGCGTGGCTCCGCAGTCGATGCGAACCCCTCTCCCGGCACCATCGACGCCATAGACCTCGCCTGACCGCCCCTGAAAAAATGACATCGGCAGCAGGGTGCCGGAGAACACCGCCGCGGTCGCCGCAGCCCCCGTTCCGCCGCCACCCGTGAAAGACACAGTCGGGGCGCTGCTGTATCCCGTCCCCTGATTGGTGATGACAATCGATTCAATCTGCGTGCCGGCCATGTGGGCGACGGCCGCTGCACCAGCGCCGCCGCCGCCGGAGAAACCGACGCTCGGCGGAGCCGTGTAGCCGGTGCCAGCGGCCGAAATGCCGGCTGCCACCACGCCACCGCTGGTCCTGGCTGCAAGCGTCATGCTGGCCCTGTGCCTGCTCTCACAATGCCGGCCGCGTCCTGGTAAATCAGCCGCTCGCTTCCGCCGCAGGGTGCGCGGAACACACGCCTGACGGGCGATGTTCCAGCAGACAACGATGACCACGTAGCCGCCACCATGCCAGGCCGGACTGTCAGTTGGCCTGGGACGATGACCTGCACGTTGACTTGCGTCACCGCGGCACCGCTAGCAATGGCGTACGGAGAGGCGTTGGTGATCAGCCCTTGCCACTTGTCGATGACGATCATCCTACGTCGGGCCTCAGCGGGCTGCGCCAGCCACCGTCATGCCATATCTCACGGGAACGTCCGGAAAGCGGGGCAAGCTGATCCTGTTCCAATGCCAGCCGGAGATCACGCTGATAGAACTGGTATGCCTTGTCTTCGCCAGTCTTGCGGATTCGGGCCAGCCAATACTCAGCGGCGCTGTGCATGGCCGTGGACATGTGGGCCGGAATATCCAGGGCAGTGGCACTGTCTGGGGCCAGCGAGGAAATGTCCGTGGCGGAGCGGCGATACGTGAAGTCGATGGTTTCCTGCTTGGTCGGATAGCCGATCAGCTTAATGGCCCACCCGCCGGAGTCCGGGTCTTTGATGACCGTCCAGTGGTACGGCTCGCCAGAGGAGTTCGACACCCGTTCGATCTTCATGGCCTCGTCCGGAGTCACGTACAGGCCAGACCACCAGTTGTATTCGTCGCTCGGCTCGTCCATGTTTCGGAAGTCGGACGGCAGCGGGTACACACTGCGGTACAGGGTGTAGGACTCGCCTGTGACATCAGCCTTCAGCTTCAGCGTTGAATCAAGGACGACCACACTCCCGGAGCTGCGGGTGGCCACGCGGCAGATTTCCTCGCCTACCTTCAGGTACGCCCCAGTAGCCGCCCATGTGGGCCACGTTCCGCCGGTCAGCGTGACGGTCACACCGCTAGAGGTGACCGTCCCGGTCGAATACGGGGCCTCCAAAATGACCCGCCCGTGGACATGGTAGTAGGACCAGTCCCGCATGGTGGTCAGCTCGTCGTAGGCCCGGATGATGGCCTGTTTAATGTCCTTCTGCTCTGCGTCCTGCGGGCCCCCGTAGGACGAGACAATGAGGTACTGGACGAGATTGGCGTAGGTGGTTGCAGGCATGGCTCTAGGGACTATTGCCCCAGAACTAGGCCCGCAGAAACACCAGAAAACCGGCCATCATGGCGGCCAGGAAGGCGGCGGAGAGGACCATGAACAGGAGGAAATGGCGGAGGCTCATGGCGACGGCGCCACCGGCAGCAACGCCACCGCCTCTGCCAGCGGCACCACTTCGATCTCGTCAAACCGGGCCGCGTCCAAATGGCGGAACCCACCGCAGACCAGCCCGCCCGGCAGGCACTCAGTCAGGATGTCGGCAGTGAGCATGAATCGCCCGTCTGTCAGGCTGCGTGGGCTTGGCACATGGCGCGGGTCGCCATGCTCGGCCTGTACGTCCGCAAGCCGCTGGGCCAGGGCAGCGTCGAACAGGAGAGCGTGAGCCACGCCCCATTCATAGGACACCGGAAGAGTCAGGTCGGAGAGCGTCATATGGCTGCCTGTATTGCGGCGATGAGCGCATCGACCCGCGTCCGCAGCAACGCAAGGTCTAGCGACTCGCCTATCGAATAGAACGCTAGGCGTGCGTTGGTGCGCCCGGCCGTCTCAAAGACGCGGAAGTTTGCGTTGGCTGGCGTCTGACTAGCAACCGTCGCCGTGTAGTTGTTGGCACCGATGCGATAGCCGTAAGAAGAGGACGACGAGCGAGACGCGCCCAGAAAAACTGCGCCGGTGTTGATGCTCAACGCCTGGGTGTCGGCGGTTGCCGTGTTGTGACGGAAATAGAACGCCCCGAAGCCAGAGTAGATGTGCGAGTGACCCGTGCCTGTGTCGTTGCTTCCGATCAGGCCGGAGTCATTCGTTGCTGCCACCGACCTGTAAACCGAAAAATGCTTGTTGTCTTGCGGATCAGCATTGTTGTTTCGCCCGGTGTCCAGCCACTTGGTTGATCCGTTGCCCACTAGCCCCGTTCTCCGGTCGTAGTCGCCCGCAACAAACGGCCCGTTGTTGGTCGGAGCCGCACCCTTTAGTGGCACCAATGCACCGGCAAGCGTGTCGGCTCCGGCCAAGAGAACCACCGACTTCATCGCGTCCCAGATGCCGTCAGCTTGGCAGCCAGCCACAAACGCGTTAACAGCGTTGGCGACCGGCTGAGACACCGTAGAGCCAGCGGCATAGACGCGGTTCACCCAGTCTTGGGCGTCGGCGTTGCTGACAGACGGCACCTGCGTGACGGCGATGCCCCACTTGCGGCCTAGGTAAAGTTCCACGGCGTTGCGCTCTGCCGACGTTAGGGCGCGGCTGTAGCACAAGATTTCACCGATCCAGCCTTGAAACTGAAACAGCGTGGATGAGTAGTAGCCGATACGCTTAATAGTCACTGACGCACTGGTTGTGAAGGACGCCTCGCTATTTACGCCGCTGATGCGTGCCGTGCCGTCAATGAAAACAAAACCACCGGAAGCCGCCGATCTGACTACCGAACAGACAGCAGGCCCGAGAAGAGCCGAGGGTGAAACTGCATATACTGGCCTCAAACGGCCTACACCCTCCGTGAAACTGCCGAAGCAAGCTTCAAGAAACTTTGCTGCACCCTTAGTTGCGCTCATCCCCAGACCGTCGCCAGCATCGCTCAGAAACGAACGCTGCCCGGATTGATCTGCCGTCTGAGCAACAGCGCAGATCCACGTCTCATCCGTTCGCGCCGTGCCCGTAAAGTCCAAGCCGTCGTTAGTGCCGTCGAACAACAAAGCCGTCTTGCCGTTCACTGTGGTGGTAACGGGCCGGTTGTTGGCCGTGGTCTGCGTGGCGGCGCTCTTGAGTCCAGCCTTGCTCGTCCACGTTTCGACGGCACCGGAGTTCAGCGTCACCGTGGCGGCGTCGTTGGCATCCCACCAGTTGGCGAGGCCGAAGATGCTGGCCGGGTTGAAGCCGGAAGCCGTGGGCCGCAACAGGCGAGGGTTCATTGCCATCGGGCTATGTCCGTAGAGTGGTGATGTGACGCCGTTACGGGCAGGACGGCGGCGGGTCGGGGACGAACGTGCCAGCCGTGCCTTCATCGTTGCAGGCAGAGCCGGTGAAGGTGGCCGTGCCGGTGACGTTGCCGTAGTTTTGCGAACTGTCGTTGAACGTCGCGTTGCCGCTGACGGTGCCATCGCTGCTGTTGGACGAACTATCGTTGAACGTCGCGTTTCCGGTGACGGTGCCGCCGTTAGTCGAAGTGTCGTTAAACGTCGCATTGCCGGTTATCTGAGCAAAGTTGACGCTATTGTCGGTGAAAGACGTTGAACCTAAAACCGTGTACTGGCCATAGAACTCGTCACTACTGCTGACAGTCAGTGAAGCCAACACAACTGGGGATGCCGAAGTATAAACGGCACCTAGCACAACTGCGGAATCCACGGACGCCGGCAGGCGGCCGGCAGGCTCCGTCCCTGCCGCGTCCAGCCACCAGTTGCCGACCGTCGCCCAGTCGTTGTCCACGGCACCGTCGAAGTACAGCGTGGCCGCCGCCGAATACACCTGCACGGCCCCCAGATACGCCGCAACCGGCGTGCTGCCCAGGTACAGGCTCGCGTCGGTGCTTCCCAGTTTCACGCTCATGTCGCTAGAGCCTCTCTGTCAGGACGTAATGATGTAGAGCGTCTCGGCGTCCGGCGTCAGCGCGTCATACGCCGCCTGCGAGAGCGCGACGATGCGTTTGAAGCCAACGGCGCTCGGGAAGCCCTTCACAGTGGCGGCCGACTTGCAGTACAGCGTCCCATCCTGGGAGTTCACCGCCAGCTCGCCTTCGGCCAACTCATTCGCCACGGGCACTTCGGCCGCAACGACCGACTCCCGCAGCCGCACAGGGCCATTGGTTCCAGGAGCAAACTCAAACGCCATTTCTCACCCCTTTGCCATCACGGTCATTGCACACGTTGTCCCGCCAACAACGACGGGAACCACATAGTTCACTGCGAAACAGGCGTCTGGCACGGGGATGATCCCAACCGTGACGGCGGAGGTGACGGCCGCTCCGTCCGAATAGATGGCCCGCGGAGTCACGGAAGGGTCCACGGTGCCGTGCCAGTTGATCTGCGTGCAGGAGTTGGTTGCGGCGATCATCACGCACGCACCGCCAAAACGGCCGAAAGGAATCATGCCTGCCGTTGTGGCGGCCGAGGAGTTGGCCGTAATCACCGAGCCGGGAGAAAAGTGCCGTGCAATCTCGTTCATAGTCTTCCCTTCACCTTGTATGCGTGCTTGTCAATGATCTTCTCTCGCAGCTCCCCGACCTTGGCGTTGGGGTTCTTGCGTTTCTCCTTGCGGAGTTCGTCGTTGATGATGCTCTCCGACAGCACCACGCGCTTCGGCGGGGCTTCGCCGGGGTCGTAGTTCACGCTTCCCGTAACGTGCAGGCGCCGCTTGCGGGCCACGCTGAGAACATCGTCGTTGCTGCTGACCCACGCTGCGGGGTCTTTCCAGCCGCGCTTGTCGGCTATCCCGGCGCAATAGTATTTCCCCGAGATGTTGATCCCTGCCTGCCGGGCCTCACGGGCGACGTACTGCGCCTGACGCTTCGGCATCTCGTCCAACTGCTCGTTGTTCTGCCGTCCCTGGAGAAACGCCCGGTCGCTGCCCTTGGTTCCAGGCGGCTGCTGAAGGGCGACCATAGCGGCCCACTTCTCCCCGTAGGGCAGGGCTTTCTCATAGCGGCTCTTGGCCCATTCGCCAGCGGCTTCGACTTCAGGAGGGTATGTCATATACGACTATTGGCCTTGGGGAGGGGCTTCGGGTGGGGCTTCAGGTGGCGGGCCGGGAGGAGGCGGCGGGGGAGGCGGGACCATGTACCGGCTGATGTCCACGTTCATCACCTCACCCCAGTCCTCCAACATGGCGTTGAAGATTTGCGGCTGACCGGCCTGCATCAGGCCCTGCGCCACGGGCATCATTATCTGCATGGCGTTGTTCATGTTCTCCACCTTGGTGGCGATATTCGGTTTGCGCGCCGAACCCGCCTCCACGCGGTAGGAGTATTCACGGACCACCGACTCAGGGTCTTCGCCCTGCACATGCAACTGCCACGCTTGGGCAGCCATCGGTCCCAGAATGGGAGCAACGTCCTGCGGGTAGACCATCCAGCGGGCGAGGAGCGCTTCCTTGCGAGCGACCTCGGACAGCGCGTCCTCCAGAATCGAAGCGTAATCGTCAGGCCGGACGCTGATCTGCTCCGACTTCACGGCGGCTTCAGCGGCACTTCTGAAACTCGCCCTGGTCATGCCGTAAATTAACTCGGTCAAACCGACGCGGCGGTCGAACAGGTTCGTCACCTCGGCAATGATCTGGTACATGTCCTGGGTGACCCCAGGCATCTGGAAGACCGAGATCACATCGTTCACCGACCGCCCGACAGCCTCGGAGATTTCAACGATGTTGAACCCGCCCTCGTTCTTCTCCAGGATCTTGGCCTTGAGATCCGGGTCGGCATGCTTGGCCACACCGATGAGCGTCTGGCTGGAGGTGGCAATGCGGGTGGCGAGGAACGACATCGCCCAGTTGATGAATCGCAATTCCCCGATGCCAGGGCGGATCAGCGAGATCGGCCAGGAGTAGCCCGGCTTGCCGTGCCACACCAGCGGCGTGAACGGCCAGCCGCTCGGCTCGGCCCAGAATGGGATCGGCCACTGGGCAGCCATGAACAGGGTAGGGGGGATGCCGGACTCATCGACCTCCTCCTGCATCATCGCCGGAGGAATGTTGAGCGGGAAATCCACACCCTCGGCAACGACGATGTAGCAGTTGGGCCCGAGGGCGTCGAACTTGCCCCGCAGGTCTTGGCCGGCGTCCTTGAGCCTGTCGCCAAAGCCGGTCTTGGAATAAATCTCCCAGTAGACGATCAGGTCGTTCGTCTTCCCGGTCTTCTTCTCATGCTGATAGCCGCGGTCGGAGACATCGGCTTGCCGGGAGTAGGATTCGATACCGCCCTTCAGCTCTTCCCGAGACACCCCGAACTTGGCGGCCACTTCGTCGATGGGCTGGCATCGGCGGCGCGCGGCCCAGCGGATGTCCTCAAACTCGTCGGCGTCCGGATCCCAGACAAGATTGTCGATGGTGTCGTAGAACGACCCGGCCATCTTCACCGTGCCGCCGGGAGGTGTGTACAGCTCATGCCACCACACACCCGCGCCCTTGATAAACGCCTCCTCCACCACCTTGCGTGAGTGCTGCTTGAGGTTGAGTTCGTTGGGCGTGTAGTTGAGGTAGTCCTCCAAGAGCTTGGCAACCACCTTGCGGCGCTCCAGCATCATCTGCTGCTGCTGGAGCATCTGCTGGTACTGCATCATCCCCGGATCGGGCATCATCACCGGCTGGCCGTCTGGGCCCATGACAGGCAGGCCATCCGGCCCCATCTGCGGGACTGGCGGCTGGGGGAAGATTCCCAGAAGCTGCGGGCCCAGGATGGGGTAGTCCTTGGGCGACACCGTCCGCGTCGGGTTGCGGTGGTGGATGACTGCCGTGAAGAGACGAACAGCCTCCCACACACGGTTGACCATCATGCGGAACGGGGGCGGGTCCATGCCCTTGATGTATCCCCGCTCACCGCGAGCGTAGGAATCCTTCCACATAAAGTCGGGGTCACCGGCAAAGAACCCCATGGCTTCCGCGGCGTCCTCGGAGAAAGGCTTCTTGTACTTCTCGGCCTGCTTGATGCACTCAAGCCAGCGCTTGCAAATGGGGCGCAGCGGGTTCTCGTCAGCCATGGAGTTCTCCTACCGACTAGTGTCCGGTCAAGCCTTTTTCGGGGCTGTAGCGGACACTTTCTTGTCCAACAGGCTGAGTTTCTCGCTCAGAATGGAGATCGTCGGATCCTTGGGCTTGTGTTCCCAGTAGCCATACCGCTTCCAATCGGGGAAGTCGTTGACCCCCGGGTCGGTCAGGTGGTGGACCGAGGGCTTCACCACGCCGCCCAGTTCGCCCGCAATCGCCCAGAGGGTGAGCGTGCGAGAGGCGACCACGGACACAATCGCCGGGACCGGGGTGGCCCCTTCATGGGCGTAGAACAGCACAATGTCGCCCAGGTCAGCCTTGGGCATGTCGTAGGAACTCACGGCAATCTCCTGCTGGGCCCGAGGTTGATGTGGGGGTCGGTGGACTCCCGCTGACGGCGCTTGCGCTCCGACAGCCACTTCACCCACCAAGGATCGGGACCGTAAGTCCGCGGTGGGGCGTGGTACTTGGGTTCGTAGGCACAGAGGTACTCAAGCGACTGACAAGCGTGGACCTCGCCTCGGGTCTGCGGCTGGTCGGTGACGAACACCTGCCCGTTGACCGTCGTTGTCTTCTTGCGATACCGCTTCAGCTCCCGCAGCAGGTTGGGGCAGGAGCCCTCCAGAATCTTGAGCCGGGTTGTCCCGTCGCCTTGGATGTGCAGGAGCTGCCGGACGATGGCCGTTCTGGCGGGGATGTCATCGGAGCCAGGAATGAATCCGTGCCCGCCGATGGTGAAGCGGATCTTCCGCTTCTTCAGTTCTTCCGAATACAGCTCATGCGGCAGTCGGCCCGAGCCCAGGTCGCGGAGGAGGCCGCCGTGCATATCCATGATCGCTGCGTGGATGTGCTGCTCGCGGACCTTCTCATAGAACTGCTCGCCCCAGATCAGCGCGTTGCAGTTCCGGATGTACAGTTCGTCGTAGATCAGCATGAACCGCTCATGCGGTGGCACGGCGGCGAAGATGGTGGCCATGACTGCGTGGCCCGGGTCAATCGCCACGTACCGTGTCCAGTCCGGCGGGATGATCCCGTCCTTTAGCTCCGCCCGCGGCAGGATATGCACGCTGCGATTGAACGTCGGGTACATGAGCGTGGATTCGGTGGTGAACTCACCCTCGGCACGCATTCGGACCTCGTCGGCCCCCAGCGCACTCCACCGCTCTATGTTCTTTCGCTTTTCTTCCGAATCGATAAAAGCGTTATCCAAAAACCGGAACGTGAACTTCTTGATGATTGGAAGTTCTTGCCCCTCCTCCACTGCGCGGTCGGCCCGCTCGCATAGACCCAAGAGCGCATCATTCCGGCTCCACGGCATGGCCGACCACACAAAACGGCCCTTGCGATCTGCGAGCCGCGCTTGAGACTCACCGACGAAAGCCTCATTCGTTACGTCCTCGTCAATCCAAATAAGGTCGGCCTGATAGCCTTGCGGAGGCTCTCCCTCCGACGAGAAGCACCAGATCGTCCAGCCGTTGGTGAGTTCCAGCTTGTTGAGATACCCAGCGTTCTTCAGCACCCAAGACACATCCTTCACCAGCCGCGGCGGGATCAGCGGAGGCGCGGGCTTGCTCTTGCTCTTGTCATCGCCCTGGCGGATCGATCTCCATTGGCCAGTCTTCTCGTCCTTGATGATCCGAAACGCCCCGGCTTTTAGGAGGATGGGATAAATTACCAATCCAATGTGGGGCCAGTTCCGGCCGATGATGGCGAGGTTGCCGCCTTCCTTTGGGTACTTGCCGTAGGGATCCTGGCCCGTAGCCGCGCGGGCGGCTTCCACTGCAACCGCCAGCGTCTTGCCGCCGCGGTTACCCCCCAGAACGATGCGCTCCGACGCCGTGCAGCGATGGAACTCGTCCTGGTGAGGCATGGGCTCATACAGCCGCAGGGCCTCCAGCCGCCGCTCCGTGAGAGCGACCTGAACGTCCTTGAGCTGGCCGAGCTGGTGCTGGGTCATATCCCCCAGCGGCTCGTCAGGAGTTTGGGGCGGCTGAATTTGGCGGGGGTGTTTCTTCATATTCGCCACAGAAATCAGTGGGCATCGTCTCGGGGGAGCGATCCCAACCCCTCTGCCCGAGGAGCGTCGGCGGATACCGGTGACACTCCCCCTGCATCTCTTCCTCCACTGGAATCCACCAGCGGCAATCCTCGCACTTCATCTACGACCTCAATGTGTTTCATCTGCATGGCCGCTTCGATCACCTGCCGCCGCAGCTCGGCTTCCAACTCTTCCTCAGTCATCAGCTCCAAGGGCTTCTTGGCTCCGCCCATGGCCGTGTTGTCCTTCACTAGCCGGACCACGGTGTCCAGCATCTTGGTCCTGAACGCACCGCCGACCGGCGCATCGTAGAACTGCTTCATAAAGAGATTGGCGAACCCGCGGGTGCCGCCGAAATACTCCATCAGAACTTCTAGGAGTTCCGAGGAGTGCGGGATGGTCGCTCCACCCACGCGGGCCGCGGCAACGAAGTGCTTGACGGCGCCCTTCTCAATCTCGTCTAGCTTCTTGTTCCGCTTCCCCTTGCGGTCACCCCGGATCTTCTTGTTCCGGCACTTGCGACAGCGGGCGTGGAATCCATCCTTGGACTTGTGGAAGTGAGCCGTGGTGGCGGGCCACGCTAGCCCGCACTCTATGCAGACTTTCTCAGGCTCCGACACTCGTCATCCACACGTTGCCTTCGACATGCGGGGTAATCCCGCAGTCCTTCACAGCCCGCTGAACGTCGGGGAAGGAATGGTAATCATGGCCCGCCAAGATGTGCTTGGCCTTGGGCTTCCACGCTTCGATGTCAGCCTTCACGGATTCGTAGTCATGCTCGGCATCGATGTAGACGATGTCGAACTCACCGTCCTTGAACCGCTCGGCGGCTTCCGGCGAACGGGCACAGCATGCCTGGATCGGAAGCCCCTGCGTGTTGCGGAGGAACACTTGGATGGGCGTGCCGCGGGAACCGTCGTATGCCTTGCACCCTTCGTCGTTCCCAGAGCCTTCCCACGTATCGATGCAGAGGACTTCCTTGGCCCCGGCCTTGGCCATGATTACGGCCGACTTGCCAGCCCAGGAGCCCACCTCGCACACCACCGGGGGGCGGCCGTGCGACTGCGTGAACTGCGTCACCATCGCCACCAGTGCGTTTGCGTCCCGGCCCGGAAGGTCCATGCCCATGCTGTCAAACGCGGGCTGGGCGGGAAGTTTCACGGAGGACTTGAACTCCACCAGCTTGGTGCCGGGTTCGACCTTGGCCTCCCAGCAGTCCTTCAGCTTGTGCGAGATGCCTTCGGCGGCGATCACCTGCGGCTTGCCGACGCACTTCGGCTTCCAGTGACCAGCCCACGCATCCCAGTTGCAGAAGACCGGGTTGTAGCCCAGCGTCTGGGAGCCGACCAAGGACAGGTCACGGGTCATGGTCACATCTTCGGTGGACGCCTTCTCGGCAGCGAAGCGGTCCTTCCACTCATAGTAGAACCAGGGCTTGTCGCCTTCCTTCTTCGGCTCCGTGAGATCGAAGGCCCGCATGTCGTACATGATCAGGCCAGTCGGCAGGGCGGCACATTCCTGGATGCCCGCCATCTTTACGGCCGTGTGGCGGTCGTACATCTCCAACTGGAAGTCGGGGTTGGGGTTCTCAGAGGCCATGTTCTGCCAACGGAACACGTAGACGCACTCCACGGGCGGCGGCCCGCAGTACGGGGCACCGATCACCACCGGGCCCTTGTGGTAGTGGTTGACCAGGAAGTCGAAGGAGGTCTGGAAGAACGGCTTGGCGTCCGCATGGCCTGCGTATAGGTCAGGCTTCATGTCCGAATCGACCATCACCAGAACATCAATATCGTTCTGGCGGGCCTGCATCACGGCCCGGTTGCGGGTCATGGTGATTGGCGTGTCCGCCAGGTTCCAGACACGCACCGCGTTAACGCGGGGATCCTTGGAGATGTCCGCTACCAGCGGCACCATCCACTCACGGATGTCGGGCACCTCAGAGGAGATGCCGCCGTTGCCGCCGTACGAAAACGTAACGATGCCGATGTTGAACTTCTGCTGCATGTGTCACCTCGGGGGGTAGGTAGACAAATATACACATAAGGCGGCCAAGCCGCTACCGCATCCAGATTTCATACGCACGGCGATTCGCATCGCTGCCGTAGATGGCGTTGCGCTTGGCGACGGGCTGTTTCATGTACTCACGCCTCTGGGCGTTTTGCTTGGCCTGCCACTCCCGCCGCGCACCTTCGTAGTCATACGAGCCGTCTTCACGGCGGAAGTCGTCCATGCTCTTGGCTTGAGGCGGCTTGGCGGCGTTGGCGGCCCGCATCTCCGCCGAACGCTTCATCTGATCCTGCCGGACCACATCGCTGTATGCCTGCTTGGCGGCGTTATCCCGCGGGTTCTCTTGCATGCGGGCTCCGGCAGCCATTACGTTTCGGTTGTCTTGGTGCTGCCTTAACGCCCAGTCAGCGCGCTCCCAAATGTCGGGCCGCTTCGGATGCGCGGCCCTTACCTCCCGCGACTTCGCAAGCAGCTCGTCCTTGCGGGTTTCCCACCAAGAATCGAAGTTGTCGGCGTTGCCCCACGGAGCAGCACCTGACCGCGGGGGAGTTCCTTGCGATTGCGGCGGGATCGGCTGGGCAGTGCCGGGCGAGACGGGGCCCGGATAATCTTCAGCCCCGCGGAGAACCGGAGCGGGCTCAGATGTCCGCTGCCGGCCGGAAGGCCTGCCTGGCCCCGTCTGGTCACGGTCATCCACCCTGTCGCCGTCACGGTCCCGGAAATCCCCAGTAAAAATGCGGTCAGGGTTCGCCAGTCTGTCGCCGTAACCTGTGGAGCCGCCCTGCTGCGGTGCGGTAGGCGTGTGCCCCCACCCGCCGCCCGGCTGGGCGTAGGTCACGGATGGCTGAATGCCGGCACGGCGAGCGCTACCTGGCTGGCCTGCCATCGGCGGCTGCGAGTCCAGAATGGCCCCAGGAGGCAGGCCGTTCATTAGGCCTTGCTGGCCAATGGCCTCCGGCCGGATGTCGCCGGCCATCAGGTTGCGGATCTGGTTCTCAGATCCTCCGCCCGACGCAGCAAACGGATTCCTGAAGCCCTGCTGCGCCATTTGCCCAGCCTGTCCCCACATCTGCGGGAAGTTGAACTGCGGCGCCCCCATGCCAGGCTGCTGCCAGCTCTGGCCCTGCATCTGACCTAACTGGTTGTTGATCTGGCTGATGAAGGCGTCCCGCTGCTGGAAGTTGGGCATCTGGGACTGGGTGCCGTCGAAGTTCTGCGTGGTCGCCTGGAACGGTGGCGGGCGGTTGGCGTAGGGATTGTTGGCGACGTTGGGGTCAATCTGCCCCGGCGCAAACCTTGGCCTGCCGTCTCCTGCGTAGTGAACCAAGCCAGCGTTGGGGTCAATCAGTCCCGGCGTCAATAGCACACCTCCGCCGCCGCCACCTGCTGGAAGCCCGGGCTGGGACGGGCCAGGAGATGCAGCGGCTGGCTGGCGATAGCGCGGGTCGCGGAAGTCCACGCCAGCGTCGGATGGCGTAGGCACCTCGTACTGCTTCGGCGGCGCTGGCTGCTGCGGACGCTGAACGCCGTACGGAGAGCCCTGTGTCATGTACTGCTGGAAGGGCTGCTGCCGGGTCTGCTGCTGATTGGTGCCGCCCTGGTTCCACTGCGGCCCCATGGCCTGAGGCTTGCCGCCGTACGGAGTGGAGGAGCCGTAGGGATTCTGCTGGGGCTGCGCCTGACCAGGAGCGTAGGCGGAGAAGTTGCCGCCCTGCTGTTGAGCCCGCTGGCCGCGCATTCTGGGATCCCCTGCGATAGGCGTGCCATCGGCGGCAAAGCCAGCGCCGTCATAGCGATTGGTTATCCCTCCTGGAGAGCCAGTGCCAGGCTTGGGTGGGGTGGGAATCATCTAGCGGTCCTCCTGCGGCTCAGTGGTCATCGGCGCGCCCTGATACTGCACCATCCGGAGTCGCTGCATGTCCTCATACGGCACATCAGCCCGCGCCTCTGCGATCAGTTGACGCAGGAAGTCCAGGTTCTGGATGGCCGCTTGGTCATTCATCAGCGCGTAGATCAGGTCGTTCATATGTGGAAACAGCCGGGGGAGGTTTCCCTCCGTCCGGCTGCCCCCCGAACCCCCGAAGGGGAAGACTCAACTGCGGACCAGATTGACAATGGCAAGGACGTTCTGACCGGTCGTACCAGCCGACAGAGCCCGGCCGATGTAGCCGTTCTGAAGGAACGTGGCAGCGCCCGTCTGAGCCTGACCCGCCGTAGTGGACACCGTGCTGGTCGCCGCCGTGAGAGCCACCAGAACGGTGTTCACGGCCGCTTCCTGCGCCGGGCCGAGCTTGACCTCGGTCGGGCCGTCAATCGTAATCCAGAACACATCGTTGGCAGCCACACCCGCGGCAGGCAGATGCTCGTCCACCACGCCAGCCGACGCTTGGTCGGTGACGTTGGTGTAGCCATCAACCTCCGTGATCGAACCGCTCTTGAACGTGACCACCCGCTTCGGCAGCAGGGCCACGCCCGAGGTGTTCCGCACGGCGATGCACTTCTTCACCCGGTTGCTGCGGATCTTGCCGGTGGCCGGATTCACATCCGGAAACACCTTGACCGCACCAACCCATCCACCGCCATCCGAAGCGGACGAGACGCCAAGCGTCTGACCAAGAGCGAACGGCGGATCAACGTACAGACTCATCTTCTTTGTTCTCCTTGGTCAGACGATCAGCTTGAAGAAGTTGCGCGGCGACTTGAACTTAAGGTTGCCGAGCGTCGAAACCACATACCGAAATTGCTGGGTCAGCTCGTCGTAGAACGGACCCTCGCTCACCATGAGCTGGGACTCCATGCAGAGCAACTCAATATTCCCGACCGCCAGCCCGTAGCCGGTGTTAGCCGGAACCGAATTTTCCGCCGACACCTCCACTCCGTCCAGCTCAAATACATCCGTGAAGCCGTAGCTCCGCAGACCGTTCTGGCGGCTGACAATCACACGCTCCTTGGTATCAAGCGTGTTCAGGAAGTCGATGAACAGCCGGCGGTCCAGAAGGACCATGTCCACCTGATCTTCCTTGGTGTCGTTGCGGCGGGTCTGGTGAAGCGCCTCGCGGACAGCCTTCACGCAGTTGTCCTTCCAGGTGCTGGCACCGAAGTAGGACGAATCCGCGTTGACGATAACCGGCGAGAAGAAGTCGAACTCCGGATCGCTGACGCCGTTGGGCCAGAAGCCCGTGGTCGTCGCACTGCCACCGTACGCACCGAGGACGGTCGAAAGACCGGCATAGGTGTCGTTGGGGGCGAAGAACGGGTCAGCCGCGTTGGACGAGCGCGGGCTGTAGCCCGTGGCAGTCGAATCAATCGTCTGGGTCGCACCCATGAACGATTCGATGCCGTGGAACCGCAGCTCATTGCCCGACGCATAACCGTCCTGCACCCACTCCTTGGCGAGGTACTGCTCCATCGAAGTGAGCAGACGGCTCGCCATCTTGCCAGCGACCTGGACCAGAGCCTGGGCCGAACGGTTCTCAAGCATTTCACGCTTGTAGATCGCGTCGGTGACCTGCGCTCCCCGGTACTCCAACTCCAATTTCTTCCAGAGATTCTCGCGTGCGAAGCTGCGAGGAGTCTCACCATTGTTACCACTGGGATTGTGGTTCCGGTACTGGATTTCCCAGTCGAAACCACGGCCACTCATGTTGGTCCGGATCTGCCCGGCACCTTCCAGAGCGGCGAAAAACTTATACTTACGAAGCGATGCAATTTCCTCTTCCCGGAGGTGATTTACAATCGTCGTAGCAATTGAACGAGCCCAGTCAACACTACTGCTCATCAGATGACTCCATCAGTTACGAGCTGGCTTTTCAGCCGGTCTTCAAAACTCATCCTCTGGCGCGGTGCCCGAGGCTCACTGGTTCCTGCACTCCGATTCGGGGTACGGGTTGCACGCTCCCGAAGGAACTGCATGTTCTGTTGTGCCACTGGGTCAGCCGGGGGTGCCTGTGGCGCGGCAGGCTCGGCAAAACCCTGCGCCATGGCGGGCGGGGCAGATGACAACTGCTGGTAGCGGAGATTCAGAAGATCCCGTTGCAGCATCGAAGTGGCGTACTTCCAGCGGGCCTCGGGGTTGGAAATCCCGATCTCGGAAGCCTGCTGGATATACGCCTGAATGGCTTGGCCTTCACGGCTGATGTTTCCGGACTGGTCGTACAGCCAGTCGGAGTTCTGCTGCTCAAGCGACTGAACGTAGTTCTTCGCCGTGTACTGCCCGAGCTGGGCCTGAACAAGTTCCTCGGCCTTCTGCCGCGCCACATCCTCAATGAAGGGCTTCAGCGTGTTCTCGGGATCGGTGACGAACTTGCGGGCGAAGTCGGCGGTGTACGCCTGATACTTCTGGAGGGCGACCTTGGCCTCATAGGGAGCATCGGGGGCGATGATTTCCTTGCCCGTGGAAGGGTCGCGGATGATCCAGGACTTGTAGGAATCATCGACCGAGGGCGGGTTCCACCACTTCGGCTTCTCGGCGGGCTTGGGCGCCTGGGCCTGCGCCTGGGCGGCCTTCCACTGCTCATACGCCTGCTTGTTCTGGAGGTATTCCGTGGCGTGCGGAATGATGTTCTGGTACTGCTGGAGCTGCCGCTGGGCTTCGCCGTACCCGCTGTATGCCTGATACAGGTTGCGGGCGATGGCCAGATCGTCCTGGCCCTGGAAGTCCGGCAGCGCCTTGAACGCGGAATAGGGCGTGTCGAAACCGCCGTACTCAGCCGGAGCGCTTTGCGGGGCCTCGGAGACAGGGGCTTCGGGAGCCTCTGATACCGGCGCGTCGTTCAGAACGTCTTCGTCAGCCATGGTCATCCTAGATCGGGGGTTGGGGGATCTAGAAGACCAATGTCTAGCAGGGGCCTAACTTGTTACGGGCGCCTCGTCGGCCACTTCAACGGGAGCCTCTGTCTCAACCCACACCCGGGCTCCGCAGGACAACGGGTGGTCTGGCTCATACCGGATCACGCAGGGGCCGTCGATTCGCACCGAGTGGCCGTAGCGGTTCGACTTGTAGTTCTTGACCGTGATCACCGGCTCGCGCTCGCCGGTCTTTTGGTTCCGGCGGATAACGTGCTGGTTGATGTGGATGATGTGCTTCATTGCTCGCCCTGCATGCCGCTGGCAGCCCCCGCGCCGATAGCACCGGGAACGGCGTACTTGCGGAGGATGCGGATGGAGTCTTCGGTGCCGGGGAACATGACGTAGTTAAGCGACCCAGTGCCGCGCTGTCGCGGGTCGAAGTCTGGGTATTTAATTCCCGGGATGCCGCTTAGAGACATTTCGTAGGCTGCTTGCAATGGCGACCGACTTCCAGCCTTTACGTTGTTCCACAGCCTTGCACCATCACCCGGCTCGTCCAGCATGCCTCGGTAGGAACCTCCTCGGCCTGCATACGCCTTCTTCACTGCTTCCGGCTGCAAAGACATGGGAGCCTCCCAGTCCAGCAAGTCTCTTTCTGGGTGCTGTATCTCCACTTCGTAAGAGTGGCCGGGGCGGCGTGGCAGCGGCTGGCGATAATCAACGCCGTATAGGTGCCCCATCACATCGCCCCATAGGTCGGCAGCATCTTCATTCGGAAGGCTCTTCGCCCTCGCCATAGCCCCTTCGGCGTAATCCATGGCATCCAGCAACGCTCGCTTGGGGTCGCCAGACATTTCGGCATGCCGACGCCAAAGCTCCAGTGCCTCTTCCTCTGGCGTGCGGTTCAAGGCAGACAGACTTCTGCGATATGTATCAGCAGTGCTTTCCGCGCCAGCGAAGTTGTATCCGTAGCCATAGCGGGCCGCCCCTTGCCCGGTGCCGATCTTGCTGGCATCAAACCTGTCAAAGTCATACGGGCTGCCGTGGTAGGCCCGGATGTACTTGGGCTGCTCGGCCTGCCCAGCGATGGCTCGCAGTACGTCATCGACTGCTCCCGGTCCTGCCATTACCGCAACCTCCCAATCAGTGCGTCCTGCCTCGCCTGATCTTCCAACTGCTTGGCACGGATCTGTGCGGCCATGCTCATGCCGGTCATCACTTGACCGGGAGCGAACTCAATGCCGATCTGCTTGGCGATGGGGAGTAGCTTTCCGGACTTGCTCGCGGCTGCGATCCCAGGAGCGTCAAACACGGGGTTGAAGAGATCGTCGGTCGCCATGCCCAGGAAGTACGCCGGGGTTTCCGGCACCCCCTGGCCCATGAAGTAGTCCTTGCCCTCCTGGAGATCGACGCTCTGCGCCTCGTCAGACAGGCCGCCATACTGCATGGCGTCGTACATGGTCGTTCCGTAGGGCGTTGGGTTGTATCCCATCTGCCCCCAGTTCACCCCGGCATCAAAATCCTGCCGCGTATCCTTCATGTCCGACCACGCGGAGTGACCTTCGCCTGCCTGCGGCGCGTAGCCGACAGCCTCGGCCATCGCTTGCCCCGGAGCCGTGAGAGTGTTGGCGGCATATGCCAGATTCTTTCCCGCGTCTGGGAACTGAACGCCAGGAGTTCCGCCCATCGCCTTGCTCGTCACATAGTCCGCGGCGTTGCCGACGTTTTCCCCAATGGCATACAGCGTGGACGGGAGCGACTGCCCCCATGTCAACGCAGTGTTGACGGGAGAACCCTCACCCAAGACTCCCGTAGTTTCTGTCGGACTTGTCAGGCGATCCCTATACCCGTCTTGGTTGGCGGCATAGGCGTACATGTCCAGCGCCAGCTCCTCGGGCAACTGTCGCCAAGCCGAAGGAAACATGCCGTTCACCGGCTTGCCGTACGCCGCGAGCATCTGCTCCATCATCTCCGCCTGCTGAAGGCCAGACTGCCTCGCCTGCGGGAGCTTGGGTCGCTGGAACGGGCTCTGAAACCCAGCCGTCTCTTGCGCCGCAGGGGTTGGGACGCCAGCGGAAACGTCTTGGACCAGCGCCTCCACATATCGGCCGAGCTGCCGCTGCGGGTCAAAGCGGTATGCCGCCGAACCCTCCTGTGTGTTCAACTGCGGGTTGATGGCATCCGCCGCAGCCTGCCGGGCACGGTCCTCCGAGGCAGCCTGACTCTGGTAATACCAGTCAGTCACATCTTCCGTGATGTTGCCGAGCGAGAAGTTGCGGCTAGAGCGAGGAAACCACGGGCGATTCCCGGCACGGAGTTCATCGGCCATCACCAGCTCCAGTTGCAGGACCAGTAACCGGGCTTTAGCTTGTCGGTCTTCTCGTCGCAGTTATGCCGGGCTTTGAAGTTGGCCCGACGCCCCTCATCCCCATGCCCGCGGTCAGAGGAGCCTTCCTTGTAGTGCCCCATGCTGGAGTCCCCGAATCGGACCAGCCGCTCCTGATCCCCCACCTTGGCGCGGACAACAAACTTCTTGCCGCCCTGCGTGTCCCTGACGGGACGGTTGGGAATCAGACTACGAATCTTGTCGCCGTCCCTGTCCACTCAGCTTCCTCCACTGCTTCTTGTCGGGGTAGTCCTTGTCCCCAGGCTTGGCAGGAGCCTCACCACGCTCCCGCTTGGCACGGATGTTGTCCCACAACCCGCGCCGCAACTGCCGGACCTTGTCGCCGTCCTTATCCACGGCGGTTGTCTTCGGTGTAGCTGTAGGTCTGGTTCCCCTGCGCTGGCTGCTGCGGCGGCGTGAACTGGAAGGTGCTGCGGCCTTCCTTGCGGGCGAGCTGATCCAAGAGCTGGCGGATCATCTGACCTTGCGGATCGCTCGCGGACGCATCCGCCTCCAGGCCCGAATGCACCGCGCGGGTGGCAGCGAATTCCCCGGGCCCCATGTACATCATGCCAGGGCCGGTATACACCGTCCGACCGGCGGCGTCGGTCCCGGCGCCTGATCGGGCAATAAAGTTATTCAACCGAGCATTGGGGCTATCCATCAGGCTCTCCTTTTGTAGTTACCAGTCTTATAGGTGCCGTCTGCACGGGCACGCTTGATTCGCTCTAACAAATAATCAACGCCTTCCTGGCTGCCTTGCGAAGCCAGCGAAGCGCCCGCGGGATTGTGCATGCCAAACCGCCGCTCATACGCCTGCCGGGCACGTTCCATGCGAAGCTGCCGCATGGCCTCTTGCGGATCCATCGGCGGTGGCGAGCTGGAGGGCAAGCCGGGGAAGATGTCATTAACGTCCAAGGTCGGCTTGGCTGCGTTCGTTGCCACCGGACGGACAACGGCTCCTTGTGGCCCGATCATCGCCGGAACGGCAGGCCAAGAAGCGACCTCGGCATCGGCGGCCGTCTCTGGGAGCCCCGCACCTAGATCCTCTGGGAACAACTGGTACGGCCTGTAGCCCTTCAGCCGCTCTTCGTTGAACTGCATATTCATACTGAACCATTGCCCTTCTTCCTGGCCCGGCGAATCGCCAAGCGGATCAACATCTTGCCCGCCGCATGCACGTACGGGAGGTTCCTCTTCTTGGCCTCCTCTTCCAACCAGCCGGAGATGGTGTCGATGTTCTCTTCGCACCAATCGCAGCCGCGCTCATTCATCACCTTGGCCCGCTGGTTACAGGGGCAAGAGGGCGTGGCTGTGATGCCGAGATAACTCAGCAGCGACTTCAGCTCCGCGCCGGGGCCAAACTCCACGGCCAGCGGACCAGACGAAGAACTACATGGAGTCTCATACGGAGTCTCCTGAAAGGGATACGCCTCGGTTCCCACATCTTCCACAGTCGGCTCGTCGCAGGCGCAGCCCTCATTGCAGCCCGCCAGAAGCTCCCAGCCGTTCTCCCAGAATCCACCAACCCAGACCGGCTGCCACTGGCAAGGCCCGCCGCAGCCATCGCCCGGCACGCATTCCCCGTCCACGCAGACGCAGCCCTCAGAACAGTCAGCGTCCTCGTCGCAAGTCCCGCTACAGCACGGACTGGGCTCGCACACCCCCGAGCAGCAATACTCGCCCTCCTGGCAGCACTCGCCATAGATGCCACCGCAGCAGCACTTGCCTTCCTGGCCTTCAGTGCAGTCCACATTCCCGCAGCAGCACTTACAGCAGGTCATCGTCTTCCCAATCCAGCCAGACGATGTCGGTGAGCAGAGACTCCATACCGACCATTGCGACACAGAGGCCCGAGAGCAGGCGGAGAACGGCGATTCCACGCGAGCGACACACGGCGACAAAAGGCCGCGACACACGGGGGAGAGCGGGAAACGACATGTGGGGGCTAGTAGGGTGAAAAAATCCAGGGGTGGATATGACCTGATACGCGCGACGCGCTGGGGGGCCTCGGGGGGTGCGTCTCTTCGCTCCTGCCCGTGTCGTAACCCCTTTGCCTGCAACGGGTTACGCTTGCGGGATATTGGCGGAACGGGCATCCCGCCCTCAGTCTCATTTTGAGACAGCCCACAATCGACACTGCGACATGTCGGGATGCATCGACACTTCAACGAAAAAAACCCCGGGAAGCCCGCAAGCCCCCCGGGGTTCGATGATCGCCCTATGCCGCTGTCACTCCGCCGAGAACCCGCAAGCCTCACGGACCAACTCCCGGACCCCGGGAAGCCCAAGACGCTTGGCCAAGCGGTACGCCTTCCGGCCTAACGCGGGGCTTGTGGCGATCCTCTCCACCGCTTCGGCCACACTGGCGGGTCCGAAGGCGGCCCGGGCTTTCGCCCTCTCCCGGGCTTGAATCTCGCCCGCTGCAATCTTGGCCACACTCATTTTGACGGGCTTGCCATCGCTCCCCCGGGGAACCCGCTTGGCGGTCGATTGACGCCGGTTGCCGGTGAACCCGTGCCATCCTGACCGCCGAGCGTACGCCCGTACGCTGTAGTAAGCCCGGGCATGATCCCCCCGGGGAATCTGGCGGGCTCCCCAGTTACGCCCCAGCCAGTGAAGATAGAACGCGCTGGCCGCTTCCTGCGCCGCATCCTCGGAAAGCCCGTCCCGCTGGGCGTCACGGGCGAAGCGGTCGCGGATCGTCAGATGATCCTCGGGCGGAAGGTCCGTCGGATCGTAGGGCCGCATTGGCCATTCGCAGGAAGCCCCGTTGTGGGCGAAATACAGGCTAATCGGTTGCATGGTCAAACCCTCGGGAAGTGTTACCCCCGGGAGACAGTCCCCCGGGCGGTCCGTTGAATGTAGCACAATCGGACCCCGTTACAATCGGCCGATTTCCCGGGCGAAAGTAGTAAAAAGATTTTTCCCAAGATTTTTTTCGCCGTCCCGCTGTATAGGTGTTGTGAGAGTGAGTGAGTGAGTGTGAGTGAGTGAGTGAGTGAGCCTTTCGCTCGCTTGTTCGCTTG